AACGGCCGTATCATGCAGGTAGGACCTGTGAACAACGGAAGTTGGGATGTTGGGGGCGGTTGGAATGCTGAGAGTTACGCAGCGGTTGAACTGATTGAAAGCCATTCAACTAAAGAAGAGTTCATGACGGACTACCGCCTCTATATCGAATTGCTACGCAATCTAGCGGACGAAGCAGGCTTGCCGAAGACTCTTGATACAGACGACTTGGCAGGTATCAAGACGCATGAATACTGTACCAATAACCAACCAAACAACCACTCAGACCATGTGGATCCATATCCATATCTTGCTAAATGGGGCATTAGCCGTGAACAGTTTAAGCAAGACATCGAAAACGGCTTGAGAGCTGCAACAGGCTGGCAGAAAAATGGCACTGGCTACTGGTACGTACACTCAGACGGCTCTTATCCAAAAGATAAGTTTGAGAAAATCAACGGTACCTGGTATTATTTCGATGGCTCAGGCTATATGCTTGCAGACCGCTGGAAGAAGTACACAGACGGCAACTGGTACTGGTTTGACAACTCAGGCGAAATGGCTACAGGCTGGAAGAAAATTGCTGAGAAGTGGTACTATTTCAACGAAGAAGGTGCCATGAAGACAGGCTGGGTCAAGTACAAGGACACTTGGTACTACTTAGACGCTAAAGAAGGCGCTATGGTATCAAACGCCTTCGTCCAGTCCGCAGACGGAACAGGCTGGTACTACCTCAAACCAGACGGAACACTGGCAGATAAGCCAGAGTTCACAGTAGAGCCAGATGGCTTGATTACAGTTAAATAAATAGAAAGGAAACTTTCTAAATTGTTCTTTCACCGCAGGCTCAGGCTTGCGGTTTTTTTGTTTGTCTGAAAATTGACTTGTTGGCGTCAACAAATAGTATTAAATCGCTTGGTTGCCAATTTTGTTGACATTAACAAAATTGCTCTGAAAGTACTGTCTGAATTAAAAAAGTAATGATTTTTTCATAACTTTTTATCTTCTTTTACGAATAGATAAGTAGGAGGAATAAAAATGAAGATTTTAAATATTGAACTAGCAAATGTAGAGCAGACAGACTTAGGTTTTGAGCATTGGGTAGATGTGACTTATCAGGTTCCGATTTTGAAGAATGAATACACGGTCAAACTATTATTACTTATGGAATGCAGGATAGAGGACCAAGAGGTTATTGAGTATCTGGTCAGCACTTGGAAGTATCGTGATCTCGTGTTGCATTCGGTAAGGATGTATGAGATAGAAAAGAGTGAGAGTTTTACTATCCTTGATTGAAATGTAGGTTACTAAAATTATTTATATTTTCCAATTGATAACAATGTCCTCAGCTGTCACCTTAACCTTGTTTATAAGCCTTCTAACAAGCACCTTTTGACTTTCGTAGTCCATTGAAAAGACTTTCTCAGCGTTTAGCAGTTTCCTCATATCAGCCTTTCTTTTGTTCTTCCTGAGTGCTGGATCGTTTTCTAGTTCAGTTTCAAGAGTCCCCCTCATGCTTATAAATTCGGCTGACTTGCTCTGTAATTCCTCCAGCGTGATACGGTCGTCTATGTAGAGGTCGTTAAGTCTGCTCAGTTTCTTTGATAGCTCCTCTATTTGTTTCTTATAGCTCTCACGGTCTATGGTCTCAGCATTGTCTCCTGAAAATATTTTGTCCAGGTAATCAGCGTCATCTTGTAGTTTGCTTATTTCTTTTAGCACATAGGCCTCTAGCTTGTCTTTGTAGTAAAATCCTGAGTCACACTTTTTATTGTCGTTGTAGGTAGTAACGCCTCTCAGCGTTCGTGGGTGCCTTTGGTGGCATTCATATTTTTTTAACCTGCTCCCATCTTTCCTCTTTACGCCTAACATAATTTTTAAAGGAGCGCCACAATATCCACATTGGGCGATACCGGATAAAATGTACTTAGCTTGGAATGGTCTAGGATTGACATTCTCTGCTGCTGTTCTTTGTCTTATTTTTAGCTCAGATTGAGTCTTATCGTATTCCTCTTTTGAAATAATCGGCTCATGATTACCTGGATAAATTTCTCCCTTATACTGATTGAAACCACAATAGACAGGGTTATCGAGTATGGTTCTGACCGCCCGATAGCTCCAAGGCACATGCTTTGGGTATTTCTCATTTAGATCATCTCTCAACTTAGTAATAGATCTCCCTCTCAGGTAACTCTCAAAGATAAACTTAATGGTCAGAGCCTGAGCTGGATTGATGGTCACTGTGCCTGTCTCTTTGTGGTAATCGTAACCATAGGATGTCTTAGCCCACATCATGGATTTACCAGATTTGGCACGTCCTAGCTTGCCAAGTTGCATGCGTTCCTTGATTTGCTCCCTTTCTAGCTGAGCAAAGACGCTCAAGAGTCCAATCATAGCCTTACCAAAAGGAGTAGAGGTGTCAAAGTTCTCCTGCAAGCTCAGAAATTCAATCCCATTCTTGATGAATACATCCTCAATCAAGTGAAGCGTGTCTTTTTGACTACGGCTAAGACGGTCCAGCTTATAGACTAGAACTGTGTCAAATTTTCTTTTTTTAGCGTCTTTGATAAGACTTTCTAGCGCTGGTCTGTCAGTATTGGATCCTGAGAAACCTCCATCAGTATATACTTTGTATACATTCCAGTCTTTAATGTCGCAGTAGCTAGAGAGCTTGTCTTTTTGCTCATCTATAGAGTATCCCTCCTCAACCTGGTTTGTCGTCGATACCCTGACATATATAGCTACTTTATTTGTTGTTATCATGGTAGTACCTCTTTCAAAATTTCCTAAAAAATGATAAAATGGGTACAAGAAAAGACATCATGAGAGGTTATCTCCATGAAAATCTTTTCCTGTCACATGCCTCACGCTCAGACTCGCCAAAGTTTTGAGAGCGTGGGGCTTTTTTTGTTTGCAATTATTTCCATTTTGGAAACAGTTGGTTTTATTCTTTCGATAAGTGTTGTTGAAGAATTAAGGCCACGTTGGCTTTCTCTTCCTCTGTCATAGGAGGTTCGTTTGGATCGTCTACCGAAAACTCGATAGCATGCCATTTATCATTTACTCTAATCCACTCTCTTCGTCTGTGGCATTTGCAATCTAGGTTGTGTTTAATCACTTCCATCGGTCTACTTTCGTTACTCATGTTATTTCTCCCTATACACACTGACAACTTCCCCAATAGTTCGGATGTCGTTGCTTTCGTCTAGGTGTATATCCTCATAATCTGGATTCAAGCTTTCCAGATATCCCTGACGCAGTTTCTTAACATAGTTAGCGCCGTCTACTTGGAAGATGCCGATAGTGTTATAATCAACCTGTTGGGTATTCTTTATAAAAAGATAGTCACCATTCTTTATCTTTGGCTCCATAGAGTTGCCGACGACATAAGCGATAGCGTCGTAGTCGTCTGGGATTTCATCCTCATAGAACGAAACCTCCATATCTAAATCGTCGTCCTGTATCGAACCACTACCAGCAGAGACAACCCCAGTAACACGTCGGTAAGTAGTCTGTCTGTAGTCGTCCAGTCTGATGATGTTCTCCGATACTTCGTTTATCTTCGTTTCTTCTTCGTTTTTTTGCTCTTTCAGTTGCCTCTTTGCATAATTCAGGACTTTGCCCTGTCTAGGTGGTTCTAGTTCGTCGTAGATGGTTTGAATTTGGGGAGTATTAGAAGAAGAGTCATTGACCATGAAATTATTAGTTATAAATCTAGGATCTAATACAGATTTAGGAACTCCAAAAAAATCTGCAATTTTTTGAACATTACCAGGGATTGGCAAAGAAGTTCCTTTTACATACCCTGTCAATGTACTAGGCGGTATTCCTGTTGCTCGAGACAGCTCAGCTTGTTTACAATTTCTATCAGATAAAATTGAGTTAAGATTTGCAGAAAAGACTTTCATATCCTCTTTATCTTGAGGAGTTAATTTCCCTCGTCCTCTTGCCATATTTTTACCTCCTATCTTCTTTACTATATAATACCGTTTATTTTCGATTTTGTAAATAAAAAATTCGAAAAAATTACGAAAAAATTCAAAAAATCATTGACATACGATTTAAATCGTAGTATAATATAATCAAGCTTAAGGAAATAACAAAAACAAACCGGAGGGAAACACCATGAACACATTAAACGAGAAAGCAATCAACATCTTTAAAGCAGTAGCTAAGGAAACTTTAATCCAAGGCACTTACGAGGAAAACTTCCTTTACAGCCAGCTTGAAGCATTCTGTACTAACTGCCGTCAATTCGCTTTTGGATGGACAGAGTTAGCAGAGGAGATTGAACGCCAAGAGCGTTACCTTCTCGATTCTGGTTTCACTCAAGATGAAATCAATGATATTCGTTTTGATGCAGCATTTGAAGGAATGCTTGACAAAATGAATGTAGCCTGATTGGTATCACCAAGGTTCGAATCCTTGGCAGGTTGTTGCTCATAGAGCGAAAAAAGAGAGAAAGGAGTAGAACGATGAATGAATCTTTTCTTACGATACTAGGCATATCAATGATTGCTAGTTTTATCACGAATTTAATTGCTTACTTAGCTGGTAAGCATCATCTGAAAAAGAAAATTAAAAACCACAAAATGTGGTTTGATTCTGAGATAGAGCGTATCAAGAAAAAGTATCATTTGTGATTTTTCTTGGATAATTTTTTCACAAATTGTTTTTGAAGATCGGAAGGTTGTTGCTTGTTCGCGAAATGACTAAGAGTGCTCATATTTTTTATTGCTACATCTGCAGATATTTCTCCTGAAATAGCTTTAAAAATTAGGTCATTTATCTTTAATCCTTGGTCGGTTTGAGTGTCTAGTTGAGATACTTTTTCAAGTTCAAGTAATCTTAATTCGTGAGTTTGTTGCAGCGAATAAAGTTCTTGTGAGTGTTGCTTTTGCATTTTTTCCATATCTTGTTTAAATTGATTTTCGACATTTTCAAGCTCTTGTGAGTGTGCAATGTTAATTTTATCAATTTCATGCTTGCTGTTTCCTTTAGCAGCGATGTAAGACCACATGCCAGAAACAAAGGCAGGTATGGCAGCGATCGCAAGTGTTTCTATAAAACTAAAATTATTCATAAGATTTCTCCAATCATTTTATTTTGATTATACCACATTTGAAAGGTAGTTAGAATTGGAAGATAAAATCATCGAACTTGCTGATTATTTCATCAGCGAAAACACAACGTACAGAGAAGCTAAAATAGCGTGTGAGAAGCTATTTCTTCAAGTCAGTCATGAGATAGAACTCAGGGCAATGGAAAGTAGGACGAGGGTATGAAAGAAAAACTAAACGAATTTCTAAAATTCAGAAGCCAGTTTACAAAACGTGAATGGTTTGAAATCAACCAAGCTGTCGAAGCTCGTTTAAATCAAAAAGCCGACCACTTGAAACTGGACGACGTAGATTTAGAAATCATCTCTAAAAGACTAGGACGATCTATCTAAAGAAAGGGTGAAACAAATGGCAACTAACAGAACTATATCAGTAAATACATCAGAGCATGATGTATTGTTGACGGCAAGAAAAAACCACCCTGCTGTATTCGTCGATGGAATGTTTCTCGACGGAGTTGAGCGAGTGGAATTTACCAATCATTATCTGGAGAAGTGTGAAGTTGTTTTAACGTTTAACGATAGAGTTGAAACCAATCCCTTCCCTCTAAACGATATTACTTTATTAGAAAAGTTATTTGGTCAGAGTTTGAACGGTCAATCTTTACGGGATATTGTCGTGCAAACTCTTGAAGATGCTGATTAGCATCTAAACCATCAAAAAAAGAAACATGAACACTAAAACTTTCTTTTCCGTTTTTCTTGGTTCTATCAAATTCTTTGCCAAGGACAATTAGAGAAGCTTCTAATTGATAATCAGTCATAACATCACCTCCTTTCTAGCTTTATTATAGCAGAATTGCGAGGAACAAATAGAAAAATAAGGAGGTAGGAACGTGCCGAAAATGACATTGAGAGCAATAAGAACAAATTATAACTTATCTGCAAAAGAAGTTGCCGATAAACTTAACATTCATCAACAAACACTGTTGAAGTATGAGCATGATAGTTCAAAAATTCCAATGGATCTTTTAGATAAACTTGCTCGACTATACAATGTTGAAAAGGATTTTATTTTTTTAGGCAAAAAATACGAATTAAATCATAATCTAGGAGAGGTGTGAATGAACGAGCGAGAGTTATAGAAAGGGGATTAAATATGAGGTATGCAGTATATAATCAGGAATACTCATGGGAATTACACATCTTTGAATAATGCTTATGCTCAAGACAAACGTTTAAAGGCAACAACGATAGGTATCCTTACAGTAATCTTGATGAATAAGTCTGATTGGGTTGTGTATCCTGACGAGATTGCACGACGTCTAGGAATAAGCAGGCGCACCGTAGATGAGCACTTTAAGCTTTTAGAGAAAGCAGGCTATCTCAGAGTATATCGCTTAGGGTTAGGCAGAGGTAAAGGCGTAACGGTATATAGATTTTTTTCAGATATGCCTATTTCAGATGATTACTTTGAGTATCTAAAAACTAATCTTGAGAAAGAGTTATCCACAGATAACGGAGTTTAAAAATACAGTTGGAAAATATTGCCATGTGTAAAATTGCCATGTGTAAAATTGCCATGTGTAAAATTGCCATGTGTAAAATTGCCCTCTAATAAGTACTAACTATACAACAAGTACTAACTATACAATAATCTAAGCCTAACGGCACTAACTTAGTAATAACTACTAACTTACAACAAACTAATACTTCTCTAAAAAATAAAAGAGAGAAATTTCAATTTTAGGACTTTGAAAAATAGGAAAGGAGAAAAAATGAGACCAAGACGATATCCGTATAGTGGGAAAAAAGAGTCCACCTTTGTAAAGGCCGACCCTGAGTTAGTTGAAAAACTTTTAAGAAACACTAGTTTTCTTGAGCGTTTACAAAAAAAGCCTATCAATTTTCAGATAGACTCAGAAGAATTTAAGCGTCTTAGCTATGAAGCCATTCATGATACTTCTCAAGTAACTCAATAGTAGTTATTACAGAAGTCAAACCACTGACCTTCCCCAGTTGCAATCC